GTATTACTATTGAAAAAGTAGAAGGTCCAGATTACGGTGATGCTTACATCGAAGACGTTGTCGATGGAGAAGATATCAGCGAAGTTTTAAATCGTGTTGGCGAAGAAACAGACTGGGAAGTTGAACTATGTCGCGGACTCAATGAAGATGAGAGAATGTTTGAATACGCTAAAAAAGGTGACTACATTTTCCAGTTTATGAGTTCAGAAAAAGGTACATTCTTCGAAGGTGTTATTGAATCTCAAACACTGTTTGACATCAAGAAACTGGAGTTTTTGATTGACGAATCCTTGAACGGCGAAGACACCCTGTTTGGTATTAACTACGACGGTGAAGAAGTAGACAACAACGGTGGAGACACTGTTGGCAAAGGCTACTATGCTTACGTCTGGGAAGAACAATACTAATGATAGCTACACTGCTGTTTTTAATCCTACTAGCACTGGTTTGGCCCAGTGCTGTTAGGTTCCTGTTGACAACAGCATTTGTAGTGTTTATAATACTTGTATTAGTAGCGGCAGTGGGAGGATAACATGCCAAATTGGTGCCAGAATAATTTAGACATCGAAGGAGATGTTGAACAACTGAAAAAGTTTGCTGATTACGAAGAAGGCAAGTTCTTTGAAAACATCATGCCCTTGGGTGAATGGGACTACGATAAAAGTCTCGAGGGCTGGGGAACCAAATGGGACGTAGATCCACATCACTGTGAACTAGACGAAGACAGCAAAGTTCTAAGTGTAAGTTTTGATAGTGCATGGGCTCCGCCTATTAATTTCTACAACTATCTACAAAGCAAAGGATTCTCTATATACGCTACCTACTATGAGCCAGGCATGGCGTTAGCAGGTGTTTACAGCGACGGAGAAAATCGTGAATACACAGAGTTTGATGATGAGTTTTTTGAAACAGAAGACGGCGAAGAACTAGATGCTTGCTTTGGTATTCGTGAAGAAAATGAAGAGTGGGATGACGAAGACTAAATATCATTCCACACACAGTGGCCTCGGCTTCATCCCACTTAAAATATTCTGCGCCATCAAACTTACTCACAAGGAGGCAAGAGATGGGTATTAAAGTAAAAGCAACTAAAGTTTATAAAAATTTGCCGTGCGGACACGCACAATGGTTTGACACCAAAGAAGATGGATCTCCTGGGCATTGTGCTCAAGTACACGGATATGATCGTAGTGTAGAATTTACATTTGCAGGTGATCCAGACGAACATGGCTGGATTGTTCCATTTGGCGGACTAAAACCTGTAAAAGAATTCTTAGAATATTATTTTGATCATGTAACTGTGTTACCGGCAGACGATCCACGTATAGCAGAGATTCCAAATACTATGACAGATTCAACTGGATTGCTAGGCACACTGCGTGTATTACCGAGCGGCGTATCAATGGAAATGAGTTCGCTGTTTATCTGGGAACATGTAAATGCATATATCTACAATATTACTAGCGGTCGTTGCTATGTTGAACGTGTTCGTGTTTATGAGCATGATCGCAATGACGCAATGGTCGAAGTCGATGAAGAAACAGCAAAAACCGACGCTCAGAGAAAAGCACCAAGTGGAGAGTTTCTTCCGATGAAATCTGTGTGGGACTGGGAAGCACCACAAGATGCTGTTAAAAGATTGGAGATCAAATGACATTCAGCTTAACTCCTACTAAATCAATTAGTGTACTACTACCCACAAGAGGTCGACCCGAAGTATCGCTTAAAAGTATTCAAGGCATGGTCGAACTAGCTGACAATCCAACCGACCTCGAGTTTCTCTTAGCAATCGACGACGACGATACTGCTAGTGCGGAATATTACACAGAACACTTGATTCCTTGGTTCGAAGAAAAAGATGTAGATTGCACAGTCTATCAAGTACCTCGGTGGGGTTATTTGCAACTTCATATGTACAATAATTTCTTGGGTGCAAAAAGCAACGGTGCCTGGGTTGTTTTCTGGAATGACGATGCTGTTATGCAAACACAAGGATGGGACACTGAGATTACAAAACACACAGGCGAGTTTAAATTGTTAGCGTTCGACACTCACAATTTGCATCCTTACAGTATCTTTCCAATTCTTCCAAGGGACTGGATTATTATGTTTGAGAAACTCAGTGAGCATCAACAGACTGATGCTTGGGTAAGTCAAATTGCATATCTTGCAGATTGCTACGAACGTATTCCTGTTAAAGTGTTGCACGACAGAGCAGATTTAACAGGCAATAATGACGATGACACATATAAAGAAAGGGTTTATCGAGAAGGCAACTTCGAAGATCCACTTGATATTAACCATCCACAGTTCCACGGCCTAAAGCAACACTGGGCTGTAAAAATTGTTTGGTTAAGAAAACTACTAGGACAGGACACTGGATGGTTTGATCGCTGGAGTGTTGGAGAAGTAGACCCTTGGCAAAAAATGTTAGACAGTGATGTAAACAATCAAATTACTGTAACACCGATTAAAAAGGAACAATAATGAAAAAAGTATATGTGAGCTTTGATGATATCCAACGTCAAACGCAGGATATCCTTCGTCAAATGCACAACGACAACTGGCGCCCAGATTGTATTGTGGGTATTACCAGAGGTGGTCTAACACCAGCAGTATTGCTGAGTCAATATCTTGGTGTGCCTATGCACAGTTTAGATGTTAGTTTACGAGATAATACCAGCGAGATTGGGCCTGAAAGTAACTGTTGGTTAAGTGAATGGGCGTTTGGGTATGTTCCTGAAGAAGAGCAGGCTACCATTGGTGCTCGTTGGGATCCACATTATCGCAAAAACATTCTCATTGTAGATGACATTAACGATTCAGGAGATACTATTAACTGGATTATCAACGACTGGCAAAGCACTTGCATGCCCAATGAATCAGTGTGGGAAAATGTAGTATGGGGTAAAACAACACGTTTTGCCGTTTTGTACGACAATGCTGCTAGTGATGCTAAACTAGTACCAAACTATTGCAGTCAAGAGATTAACAAAGCAGAGGATCCAAGTTGGATTGTTTTTCCCTGGGAAGAATGGTGGAGACGTTGGAACCCAAATGAAGAAGTGATCAAGTAATGCAAAAGATCAAAACAGCAGAAATATTTTACAGTTTACAAGGCGAAGGTAAATGGGCAGGAGTACCTAGTGTATTCCTGCGTACCTTTGGTTGTAACTTTCAGTGTAGAGGATTTGGTTTACCACGTGGCGAGCAAACTGAAGAGCCTGAACTGATTGCAAAAGACGTTGACAAGTACGAAGTGTATGAGGACTTGCCACTTGCAGAGTTTGGATGTGATAGCTATGCTAGTTGGCATCCAAAGTTTAAAAAGTTTTCGCCTGTGATGACCACACAAGAAATCAACGAAAAGGCTATGAGCTTGCTCCCAAACAATCCTAGTGTCGATGTATGGCGAGATACACACTTGGTAATCACAGGTGGTGAACCACTATTAGGATGGCAACGTGCGTATCCTGAACTGATCGAACAAGCAAGATTTTTTGGACTCAAAGACATTACATTTGAAACAAATGGCACACAAGAGTTGCATGATGATTTTCGTGACTACTTGTTCGAAGACTTTACGCGAAGTGGTAGAGATTACGAACGTTTAACGTGGAGCATCAGTGCTAAACTGCCTTGTTCGGGAGAGAAGTGGGAAGATGCTATTCGTCCCGACATAGTAAAGAGCTACGAAATGTTAGGCTTTGCGTATCTCAAGTTTGTAGTAGGAACAGAAGATGATGTAGCAGATGTTGATCGGGCTGTAGCAGAATATCGTGATGCTGGCTTTGGCGGACCAGTATACCTAATGCCTGTAGGCGGCGATCCTGGCGTCTATCACCTACACACAGACGCTGTAGCAGAACTTGCTATGAAAAAGGGCTATAGGTACAGTCCTCGACTACAAGTGGATATTTGGAAAAATGCCTGGGGTACGTGATACCATCTACTTGGATCCAGATCCAGGAATACACGAGCAACAGTATACACTACAACGTTTGGACGGTGGTTGGAGAAGAGTTTTTCCGCCTGATTACGTCGAAATATTACAGCCAATTGCAGAAACACTTGCTATGCTAGATGGCAATGCTTTCTTTGGAAAGAGCTGGGAAAGCTGGATACAATATTTGCCCGAAGCAGACGCACTCTACAGAGCAAACGGCGAACCTAAAGATGTTAGTTGGTTGGAGCATTGTCATCACGAAGATCCAACCCTCCAGGATGCATGGAATAAGTATCAAACACTACTAGCATTAAAGAGGAAAGAATGAAAATATTAGTTTGTGGCAACGAAGGAAGTGGTAAAACCACTTTAGCTAAACCTCTTGCTAAACTGCTCAATGCAAAATATGTAAACAAAGACAGTTACGAAAAAGAATTAAGAGGCTATGTCGACGGCATTGTAGCAGCAGATAAAAGTGTTGTAATAGACAAACGTTGTAGCAGTGACGAAGCAATAGAGTATCTAAATCCTGATTTTATAATTTGGATGGATACTGCACCTAACACCTCTTACAAACCATTTCGTTACGACTATCATGTTAGTGAATGGTTTGACGATACACATGTAGTATTAGTCGAGGTATTAAAAAAATATATGGATCGAGGATATCATAATGTTTGAAGGATTATTTGGTAAAAAGAAAAAAGAAGAGCCTAAAACAGCTACTAAACCTAAAAAGAAAAGCGAAAAAGATCTAGCAACAGAACGTGGCGAGCCATACATTGCTATTCTAAGCATGGATGTTGATCCAGAAAATTTAAACCAAGGCGCATTTGAATTAGATTGGAATGAAAAGTTTGTTGCTAACTTGATTCGTGCTGGTTATCAAGGTAAAACAGATGAAGATTTAGTAGATCAATGGTTTCAAAATGTTTGTCGTAACGTTGTGCTAGAAACATACGAACAAGATCAAGCAATGAACATGAGCCGTTTTACTAACAGTAGAGATTTAGGCGACGGCAGGACTGAAGTAAGTTGATCTTGTATGTAAATGGCGATAGCCATACTGCTGCTGCCGAAGCAGTAAACAATCATGCTTTTGCTGAAGATGACAGTCAATACTGGTATTTGGAAAGGAGACCACATCCTGATAATTTTGCTGTTAGCTGGGGGAAACTGTTAGCAGATAGACTAAAAGCTAGCCTTCATCATAACGCCGAAAGTGCTAGCTCAAATGATCGCATTATACGAACTACCAGAGATTGGATTCAAGCCCACGAAAAAGAATTGTACCGAACCACAATGGTTATACAGTGGAGTACATGGGAAAGAGAAGAATGGTTGATTGATGACAAATACTATCAAGTTAATGCCAGCGGCATTGACATAGTTCCAGAAAGCCATCAACAACAGTACAAAGAATACATCGCCGGCATAGATTGGCAACAAAAAACAGCAGAAGCACACTTGAAAATTTGGAACTTTCATTTATGGTTACAGTCTAGAAACATAAAGCATGTATTCTTCAATGGCAACAATGACTTTAGCAAAATTTCAAATCCGCAAGATTGGGGCACAAGTTACATAGGACCTTACGATCCTACTAGTACATATGATGCAATATTGAAACAAAAGTATGACACAGCAAGTCCTACTAGTTATCATTACGGTGCAGAAGCACATCGCCATTGGGCAAATTATATTTTACATTATCTACTTGACAACAAACTGGTATAATCGTATACTAAACAAATGAAATATCTACTTATAGACACTGCAAATACATTTTTCCGTGCCCGACATGTAGCATTCCGTGCTAGTGACAGTTGGGAAAAAGTTGGCTATGCACTGCACATCACGCTGAGTGCTATTAACAAAGTGTATCAACAATTTGATGCTGATCACGTTGTTTTTATGTTAGAAGGACGTAGTTGGCGCAAAGATTTTTACGAACCTTACAAAAAAAATCGTGCTGTAGCAAGAGCAGCTCTTACGGAAACTGAGCAAGAAGAAGAACAACTTTTTTGGGAAACCTTCGATAGCTTCACTAAATATTTACAGGAGCAGACCAATTGCAGTGTTATCCGTGAACCAAATGCAGAAGCAGACGATCTGATTGCAAGGTGGATTCATCTTCATCCAGAAGACGAACACACTATTATTAGTAGCGATACAGATTTTGTTCAACTTATTGCAGAAAACGTACAACAATACAACGGCATCACTGACGAATTGATCACAAGCAAAGGTATCTTTGACAGCAAAGGGAAACCTGTGATGGACAAGAAAACAAAAGAGCCCAAGGCTATTCCTGATCCTGAATGGTTGTTGTTTGAAAAATGCATGCGTGGCGACAGTACAGATAATGTGTTTAGTGCTTACCCGGGTGTGCGTAAAAAAGGTACCAAAAACAAAGTGGGCTTACTGGAAGCATACGCAGATCGCAACACAAAAGGATATAACTGGAATAACCTTATGCTACAGCGTTGGACAGATCACAACGGAGAAGAGCATCGTGTGCTAGATGACTACAATCGCAATCGTCATCTTATTGATTTGAATGCACAACCAGAAGAAGTTAAAGTAGCAGTAGACTCTGCCATAAAAGAGCAAATTAGTCACAAGGATATTGGACAAGTTGGTGTCAGATTCATGAAATTTTGTGGTAAATACGATTTAAATCGCATTAGTGAACAAGCGACCCAATACGGAAAGTGGCTTAATCAGACATACCAAGGAACACTAAATGATCACAGCTAAACCTATTGTTAAAAACAAATTTTGGATTCTTCAAGACGACAATGGCAAGGTAGGCACAGTCGAAAAGAATCGCGGTGGTTTTGTACTCAGAACTGACAATTATACTGAAGAATTTAAAACGATCAAAACAATCAAAAACAAAACCAACATTGTTTTTGAGGATCCTGCAGAAAAGCAAAAAACTTTCAAAAATCAAGTAAACGGGTTTCCAACAGATAGTAAACCTTACAATGCTGTGTACAATGTAAAAGAACGTTTGCCTATTTTTACAAAAAAAGAAAAAAGCAAAAGTTGGCATGCGGCCGGGTATTACCGTGTAACCATTAACGGTAACACAGAAACAATGTTTTGCCCTAAGTTAATTTTGTTACAACGTTACAATTATATCGGGCCGGTTAAAACTCGTGACGGGTTTGAATACAAATAATGAGCGGATTATATATACGCAAATTTATAGATCGACTACAGCAATGCGAATTAAAGGGGCAGAAGGATTTCTCCTGCCCTATTGCAGATGCTAAAAATCTACACAACGACATTACTCGACTGTTGCTAGATCTAGAAGCAGTAAAACAATCGTCATCTTCAGAGGAAGTCATCCAAGTAGAACTAGGTGGAGGTAACTTTTAGTTAACGGCATAGTTTATGATAAATAAACTGGAGAGTTAACTATGAGCAGACCAAAGCCAAAAGTGTTAGTTGAACTAACAGACAAAGCAACATACAAAACAGAGCAGGTACTAGCCAGCGAAGGTATATGGGCTGTGTTTTTTGATAACGCTCCTATTAACCTAAAAACATCAAATTATCTTGTACAGTATCCAGGACCTAAGTATAAGAAAGTAAGTTTCTCAAATCCTGGACACGCAATTAATCTTGCTAAAAAACTTAATCAGCAGTTTAAAACAAACAAATTTTCAGTTGTTCTGTTAAAGGAAGGGGAGATAATCTACCCCGATGGCAAAGCATAAAGAAGCAATCACAAAACTGCTAATCAATCAACTTCCCGACGGCAAACGTGTTAATTTAGAAGAAGCAATGGTAACCTGGTGGTTTAATCTGCGTGAAGGCGGTGGACTGCGTTTAACAAAAACAGGTTACCGTGCGCTCAAAAAAGAATGCAAGTTAGAAACATGGCGTTTTGAACTTAAACAACCCAGAGCTACTAAAAACAAAAGGCTAATA